GTTATAACATCCACAACTTTTTGTTGTGCCATTATTTAAGTTTTGTGATAATACCGCCCTAGTGTTCCCACAACTACATTTACATATCCACGCTATACGCCTACCTATTTTTATTCTTTCTAATGTTTCAAGTCGCCCAAAATGGTCGCCAGCGTTTATTGTTTGATATTTCATTTCGGCACTCCTGTATTGCTGTTTCCAGCTTCTACATTTCCGTGAACATGGTCGGCAAAGCTAATACCTTTGATTGTCGCATTGTCGATAACATCAAGCCGCTGCTGCACGGTTGTGTTACCTGTAACGGTCAGATTGCCATTTATGGTAGTGTTACTATTTATGGTAGTCTGATTTGTGTTAACTGTGACGTGCTGCGGGGCTGTTACCATAACATTGCCGTCCGGTAGAATCTGAATATAGCAGGTCGGCTGCTGGTTTAAAAATCCGCCGATAAAAAAGCCGTCTGAAATATCAAAGTTCCTAAAGCTGCCCGGCTGGACTGGTTCAGCCGTCCCTGTAACAACGTTGGATACATCCCGCTGACAGAATACCGCAAGTCCAATATCACCCGGTACAGGGTCGCAAACTAATGCCGCTGCGCCGCCCTGTATTCTGCAATAGGGTAAATTATAAAGCGGGGCTGGATTTATGGCGTTGTTTTTGGCGTCTAGGGAAACTATTAAGGGCAGTACATCAACTCGCCCTGTGGGGCTTATTCCGTCGCTGTAAACAGCTTGAACTTTGCACGGCAATGCCGTATTTACCCTGCCATTCAAAAAGTTTTCAACAAAATACGCCATTTCGTTGCCCTGACTGTTACCAGTAAAAGGGGAACGAGTGCTTTCAACCGTTGGCGCAACTATTTGAGATTTTTTCAAAGTATCCATATCAGTTCTCCTGTACGTAAACGGCTTTGACTACGCTGTCCCACGCTCCCGCTGCCTGTGAATTAAAACATTCTAGATTATGCGTCAAGCTTGTAACTTTCCATACGCCTGTAGCTCGCGGAACAACGCTTTCCAGCTTTACTAACCCGCCTAGTGTGATAGTAGGGTCAAATTCGCATTTAAATTCTATGCCGTCCTGCGTGAAAGACGGGTAGCCGATTAAACCAGTTCCTACCTTTATCAACACAGCATTACCGCTGCGCGCTCCGTTTTTCGGAGTTATCACGACTTTACTGTCGTCAATGTATAAATCAATGCCTAGTTGCTTGGCTAGCTTGTGCATTTTTTCGATTGGACTGCCCGTAAAGGTTGTGTTTCTAACGCTTGCCGAAACGCCCTCATTGATAAAAGTATATCCCGCTTCTGTCGCAAATTGCTCGAACAGTTTCGCGGCGTCGGTAGTGCCTTGTACAGCGATTGGCGGCGTTGCCAACAGCGCAGGATAAATACCCGCCGCTGCTTTGATATCAAAAGATATCTCCGGCGCACCGCTAAAGTTAGCGGCTGCCAGTGTAAACTCACCTTCAAAGACAGTCCCGACTATACCCGTATCGTCGCCAGCTTCAAGACGAATAAAGTTCTTCTCTGACTGCTGTGGATAAAATGCTAACGTGCTTGCTGTTTCCATGACGCTTAAAGGTAATCCGTATATACTGGCGGTTAAAGTGTTCTTGTCCTCGCCGCCCGGCTTCGATATCGTCGCTTTAATGCGGTGGTTTTCGATAATGATAGTATTGCTATTCGTATTCGGAAAAGTCCCGTTACGAAGCGTTATAGTTGCTCTAAGGGCTTTTATAGAAAAACTCATGCTACATCTCGCTTTCCGGCACGAAGCACAAGACAAAACGTGTTCCTAGCTCTTTATAGTCCGGCTGCGCTCCGTGTC